AAGTAAATGTACTAAACAAGTTAGATAACCTAAAGAAAGACTATAACTTGGATGAATAATGGATACAAAAAATGGATTGAGGATAATTTATCAATCGTAAACAAAGAGGGCAATCTTGTACCCTTTAAACTAAATGAAATACAGGATAGATACCTAACACAGGATACCTCAAATGGCAAAGACTTTATCCTAAAAGGTAGGCAAATGGGATTTTCCTCACTTATCCTTGCAATGTTTACTGCTGATTTTCTAATGAAAGAAAATGTATATAACGTAGTTGTAGCTGATAACACAGACAACGCACAGGGCTTACTAAAAAGAGTTAAGGATTATATAAACTGTATAGATCCCGCCATAGGTAAACTTTTAAAATACAATTCTAAGTACGAACTATATCTTGAAAGTTCTAACTCAACATACAAGATAGGTACTGCAGAGAATATTAACTTTGGTAGGTCAAAGACAATCACAAACCTACATCTATCAGAGGCTTGTTTCTACCCTCACCTGTCAGATATGTTAGCAGGAGCATTACAGGCACTTGTACCAACAGGTAGAGCAATTATTGAATCAACAGCTAATGGATTTAATGAAGGTAAAGACCTATGGGATAGAACTATACTTGGAGAGTCCGGATTTAAACCATTATTCTACAACCCTCACGACTTTTACACAAAAGAGTTTTTAGATGAAAAGAGAAAAGAGTTAGGTGATAGGCTATACAAACAAGAGTACCCAAAAACAGCTTCAGAAGCCTTTATAACATCGGGACAATGCTATTTTGATACTGAGTCGCTATCCTACTACCTTGAGAATGTGAAAGAACCAATGAAAGAAGGGGTTATATATGTTTAGACAATACAGATCCATAGAAAAAGGAGAGTTCTTTGTAATAGGTGCAGATACATCATCAGGTATGGGTGATTACTGCGCAGTACAATTTATATCAAAAACAAAGTTAGATATACCCTTAGTCTATCATTCCAAACTTCTTGCAACTGAAATGACTAATGCACTACACCCTGTACTTGAAAAACTATCGGATATTACAGGTGTCAAACCCATTATAGCTTACGAAAGAAATGCAGGAGGAATTTTCGAATTGGAACGACTTGCGGCACTAAACAGGCTTGGTAAGTACAAGATTTACAAGATGATGACCTATGGCTCAATAGATAATCCCGATGTATCAAAGTTAGGTTGGGACACAAACACAGCTACACGACCTAAGATGTTATCAGATTGGAAAGAGGCAGTAGATAAGCATTTAGTGGCTATATACGATAAGCCAACAATCAACGAACACTTTTCATTTATCTTATCCCAAACTTCCTCATCAGTTAAGGCACAGGCGGAATCAAATGCTCACGATGATTTAGTGATGAGTGCAGCTATTGCTTGGCAGTTATATCAAAGTGAAGAGCCACATAAACTAAAAGCTGATTACAAAGACTTTCCCGATGATACAAGGGTTTTTAATAAGGGGTTTTATTAAATTTTGACGAATAGTTTTGTATATGCTAATTAACTTAGATAGTACACCATTAAAAAGGAGCCTAACTATAATTTGGCTTTAATTATGCCTAAAAAAACAGAAAAACCAATAGATTCTAAAGTAGATAAAGATAGTTTGTTTAGCGATTTCCATGCATCAGATAAGTATGTATCAACCAAGCGTGAAGATTGGGATGAAAAAGAGAATATATTCTTTTGTAAAAATCCCGATGAGATAACAGAAGATGAGACTAAATCCAACATTAACGACCCACGACTTGCTACCTACGCACTTGAAAGGTCAGGTAGAGTGTGTGCCCAGCTTCCTACCGGTAAACCATTTGCATTAACTAAAAACGACAGGGGAAAGAACAAGTTAATGACACTTGTTTTGAATAAATGGGTTTATCCTAACGCCAAATCACAGTTTCCACTAATTACAAAGTTTAAGATGATGGATATGTATTCCTACATATATGGTTCATCTTTTGGACTTGTTGATTGGGTGGTTGATAAAAAGAAAGGTTATATTGGTCCTGATTTGTTTTTACTAAACATAAGAGATGTGTTTCCACAAGCAGGGGCAATATCATTGGAGGATTCTGATTATATTTATGTATCAACTCTAAAAACTAAAGAGTGGCTTAAATCAAGAGACAGCGACACGTGGAAGAATATAGACAAGGTTTTAAAGAAAACCAAAGGCACATCAAGGTCTGAAATGTCCAGCGAGAGAATATCAACAAGATATGCTGATTTCTATAATTCCTATGACGCAGGAGGTAAAGAAAACCCATATGTAGAACTCATAACAAGATATGAAAGGGACAGGTGGATTACCTTTGAACCTGAATCACGTGAAATAATAAGAGAGATTGAAAATCCCCATAAGAACGGTGAGGTGCCCGTTGTTTCTAAACATTGTTTTCCGCTTTTAGACGATTTCTTCGGACTTGGCGATGTAGAGCGTGGAGCAACACTACAAAAGGCTATGGACTCACTTATAAACCTGTACTTTGACGGTGTAAAAATGCAACTGTTTCCACCGCTTCAAATAAATCCTGATGAGGTTGTTGCTTCGTCAATTAAGATGAGGCCCGGAACAAAGATGTATATGGATAGACCAAATCAATCCGTACAGGCAATGGCAGTATCGGATAAAAGTCTTGCAACATTCCAATCAACCTATAACTTTTTATTAGGTGCATTAGAGAACACAAACGGTACATCATCAACCCAAGTATCACAACAGTACGATTCAACCGCAGGTAAGACACCACAGGCATTAAAAATGCAACAGGCAAGAGAGAACACAAGAGATTTAATGGATAGATACCAAATGGAAGTTACGGTACAAAACGTTATTGAGAAGTTCGTAAATCTACAAGCCAATAAGATGGAAGCCCCTTTAATTCTATCTTTATTCAGTGCAGAGGTAGAACAGATAGCAAAAGAGTTTCCTGATATTGTTGAATTCTTTGAATCCGGTGAAGGTGCAAAATTAACAATCGACAAAGAGTTATTAAAAGGCAAATATAGGTTTGAGGTAGATTCCGGTTCAATGATTAAAAGAGATGACGAACTTGAACTTGCAAACTTAAATACAATGCTACAAGTGGTATTACAAAACGCACAGATTAACCCTCAAACAGGGCGTGTAATGTCCCCGCTAATAAATATTATGGAAGAAAATGGCAAGAAACTAAATACAGCAGAGTTGTTTAAGCAGTGGGTGATAAAAGCAGGTATTAACGACTGGGATAAGATAATTATTGAAGATCAGGAAGAAGAAACGACCGGTGGGGAGCAGGGAGAACAAGGTGTTCCGATAGACCAAGTAGAACAGGAGGTAGCAGAGTTTGAACAACAGTTAGGTGGTATGCAACAACCAACACAGGAACAAGTTCCACAAGGAGGGATTTATGCCTGATACACAAGCAATAGCTCCTAACAATGAAGAATTTCTAAAATTCATTAAGGATATGCGAAAGGACAACAAAAAGTCCAACTCTACGGTGGATGACCACATATCCGCTTTAGCAGAAACAGAAGGGTGGAAAGACTTAAAAGAGTGGATGTTGAGAAAGAAAGCAAGACTTATCGAACTTAAAGGATATGACTTAAATGGTGCAAATTATGAGGAGATGGGGAAACTATTCTACTTTGCAAGGCTCGTAGGAGAAGAAATTGATTCTATCATTTCTAAAGTAGAAAGCACCCATAAAGTTATTGAAAAACTTTGATGACTTTGAAGATGGCTACGAAGAAGTTGAAGATGAAGATTGGAATCCCGGTTCTAAACTATCAAGGGAGGAACGAAAGAAAAAGTCTCAGGAGAAATGGGAAGAGTCTAAAAAAGACTGGAAAGAACTAACAGAAGAGTTTTATGAGAATAAACTTGAAGGAAAGTGGGTACAGAAAGGCCCATATTTGTATAAGAAAGACGCAAAGTTAGAGTTTGCTACATACATAGGAAACGACTATGTGTTAACCGGAATTGACGAAAATGGGCAACCTATGCTAAAAAAGAAACATTAAAGGTTATGTAGGCGTGGGCAAGAATTAACAAGAGTTATCGCTAACACTTCACTTGCCCCGCTCACATAGCTTTTAAATAAGCTATATGAAGGTAGCTTAGTGTAAATGTGCAGAAACGCACCTACTTTACAACTTAAACTATCTAAATGCGTAGCAGCCTGACGCAAGACCGAAAGTGGCGTGTAATAAATTAAAGAAAGGATTTTTTCATGGCAGAAGAAATCAAAGTTGAAGAACCTAACTTGGAGGTTCCACAAGAGGACACAGAGCCTGAAAGTGAACCTGAAACAACTGAAGTCTCTGATCAAGACGAAGAGGTTGAAGAAACGAGTAATGAAATTGAAGAAATCAAGTCCGAACGCGGTAAAAACCGAGTACAAGAGTTAGCTAATAAGGCTAAAGAACTTGAAGCTGAGAAGGCAAAGCTTGAAAATAAAATAGCAGAGTTGGAGCCTTTAGTTGCTACAAACAGTAAAGAGGATCTCTTTGAACAGATCGAGAACTTCAATCCCCAGTTATCTGGTGATTATGAAGCAGATATAAGGACTGTTGAGGAACGAGCAACTAAAAAGGCTGTAGAAACTGTGAAAAAGGAACAAGCTAAAAAGGATAGACTTATTGCAGACATAATGACCTGCGAGGAATTGTACCCCGAACTCCGCAAGGATTCGGATAAGTACGACGAGGGTCTGTCCAAAGAGATAGTCTCGTTCTATACAGAACTTAGGTCGGTTAATCCCGATGTACGTTTGAAACCGGTTGTTGACAGACTAATGCGGCTTAAAGGCTATTCAGCCAATAAGAGTAAGGCAGAGGTTACAGAAAACCTTAGACAACAGGAGAACGAGGGAGCTACAACGCCTTCTAACAACTTAACAAGCACAAAAGATTCTAAGAGTCTAAGTCTTGAAGAGATAGAAAAAATGGTCGGAACCGTATCGGCATATTAAGAAGAAGGTGAAAAAATAAAATGGCATCAACGACATCAACACTAAGCCAACTTATGCAGACTTATTACGATAAGCTCTTCATCAGTATGGTACAAAGAAGCCAGATAATGGAACAAGGTTCTCAGAAGAGACCTCTTCCAGCTGGTAGTGGTAAGGTTGTGTATTTCCAAAGATACAGCCCATTAGCCTTGATAAGTCAATCTCCTACAGAGGGTTCAAATCCTTCCGCAGTAGATTTATCAGCTACTAATGTTTCATGCACTGTTGCGGAATACGCATCCTACACCACGATCTCTAAATTGTTATCTTTAACAGCTATTGACCCTAAAATGAAGGGTGCAGTAGAAGTTATGGGTATAAATGCTGGAGAATCAAGAGACGCTTTAATAAGAGCTGAATTAGACAATGGTACTGCACAACTTGCAGGAGCCAAAACCTTAATTTCAGACGTAGCGGCATCAGATACATTCTCAGCAACAGAAGTTAGAAAAGCCGTTAAGACTTTAAAGCTACAAAAAGCTATGAAGTATGACGATGGCTACTTCTTAGGTAAGACAAATCCTTATGGATCATACGCCTTAATGGGCGATTCCACATGGGTGAACGCACATACCTATAAAGATGGAGATAATCTTTACAAAGGTGAGTTAGGTAGATTACACGGAGTTAGATTCATAGAAGGTAGCGAAGCTACCAAGACATCATCTACGGTAGATGTGTATAATTCCTACATTCACGGTAAAGAGGCTTTCGCAGTAACAGATTTAGAGGGAGACGCACAGCACGTGTATGTTAAAAATCCGGGAGCAAATAGTACAGATAACCCAGTAGACAGATTCTCAACCGT